TCACCGAATGTTAGTTTATTACTCCGCCCTGGTATGAGAGCATCCTCTTTGAGCAGCGCCATGCAATACGCATTGGCAGCACTCTTGTTTGTCTGTCCGGTGGAATATCTACACCGCTTGCCTTGCTTGTCATATGCCAGGTAATACCAGGTGCTTCCTACCTTGGTTAATGTGAATGGTTGTCTCATGCTTTCCTCCCTTGTGCCGACTATAGTGCCGACCTTCTGTAATTGCAAGGGATGGTTCACAATAAAAAAGGAACCCTTCCCTGCTATTTCCATATACAGAAAAGGATTCCCGCTTGCGGTAGACTGGACTTGAACCAGCACAAGATTTCTCCCACTAGCACCTCAAGCCGAAGTCCCTCTGTATATCAGTGTATCTGTAAGTATCACACAGTATCATAAGTGAGTATGCCGAAAGGGTTTACTGTATCATACTGTATCTTTGCGTATCTAAGAGTATCATAGAGATTGTGCCGGATTCTGTGCCGAGTTGGGGAAGGTGGATTCATACAATTCTTTGAACCCTGAGGTGTCTACAGTAAAGGAGTATGCCCTTTTATATGTGAGATTAATAGCAAATGAAGTCTCACCTACAACAGAGAGACTTTTAATCAGATCATTCCAGGCATTGCCAAATAGATCATATCTGTTTGATATCATCGGAGTAATTCTATTAGTATAGATATTTGACATTCCATCTTTAATTCGTAATTCATTTTCTCTGTACGGCCACTCGATAATCTTTCCTTCCTCATATATTTCAATTGCAGCAATGTCTTTGCTGATTATTAGGTGTACCTCAACCGGCTTGCTCTTTGTGTTCAGCGACGATTCGGTAAAATTACCCTGAATCGGTTTCATTGTTGTTATATACCTCTCTTCTGTATCTTGTCCAAATTCATCAACAAAAGTCTTAACAGTCCATACAGGCTGATTTGATTGATCTATCCTCATATTCTCGGACAGTCCATTTCCGAAAACTAGGCAGGCAGAAGCTAGAATAAACACTACCATCACAAATTTTTTCACTGTTAATCTCCTTTTAAGTTTTACACTTGTACATATAGTGATATCTTAACTATGGGTTATTGGAAATTTCATCACTATACCGGCAGTTTAATTTGTTTTCCTGTACTATCATAGGCAGGGATATTCCAAGATGTAAGCATACTTTTAAGTAATCTAAGTTGAGAAGCATCGCATTGAACAACTCTCCATATAAGCCCTTTTAAATCAGCATCCGTTGAAAGGAGCTTGTACAACGGATCTGTATCTTCAAAAGTGCTTGCAATACTACCATATAACAGGTAGTCAAGTGAGACGTTCAAAGCGATTGCAATCTTTCCGGCGTTCTCCAGGCTAGGGAGTTCTGTTCGTGTGCGATTCGACATTATTGTCTTGTACGAGATACTCCATTCCTGGCAAATGCTTTTAAACTTCATAGCATTCTGCTTTGCAACAACATTTACGCGATCCCAGAACCTTTCGGGTGCCATATCGACTTTTGTTTTCATAACATAAGTTTAACGCAATAACAGAACTTGTAAAGACGAGGCACACTAAAAAATACCGGAAAAATGGAACTTTTTTGTTGACAATACCGGAATTCCGGTCTAAAGTCGAAATATGAACAAAAATAACCGGAATAACCAAACTTCACACATCGTCATACAAAGATTCTCCGAGCAAGAGAAAGAGACCATAAAGAAGGCTATCAATAAAACATCAGTGCGTAGGCCCATGTTCTACCACGATGCAATTATAGCCTTCGCGACCTTCCTACTGAGTGAGGATGCCCAATGACTCTACTTTCCCCTGTACAGGTAGCTGATTACCTCCAGCTCTCTGAGACGCAAGTAAGGCGTCTCCTGGCATCAAATGACATTCCACACTTCAAGATTGGGAGGGTGAATCGCGTCGACAAGGACGAACTTGATGCATGGCTTATGAATCGAAAACGGCGTAAGAACTCCGTTAGATCTTTGACATATAGAAAAGGTAATACCACTACCAAGGCTCCAGCCGGAGAGTCTTCCGGCCTATCAGACAATGAGGACCAAGCATGAATAGATTGCTAATCGTTCTGTTCCCTCTCTGGAACCGCAAGGACTACTACTATGATTTTTACTGCGTATGCGGTGCCAGGAGAGACAGATTCACCCATACCAATACAACCATGAAGCTGCTCAAGTGGCTACACCCTGCTTAGCATCACACTGCCTGAAACAGGCTTCTGTGAGTCAAACAAAACTACATAGACATATCGGCAGTCCGGTTGCGGACACATATTTATCGGGCTGCCAATCGGGGCTATGGAAGGGAGTTGCTCCATCTCCCAAGGCCAAAGAGAGGTTCGAATCCTCTAAGCTCCATACCTCTACTGCTTAGCCTGAGCGACAGTACGAGTTCACAGTGTTTCAAAGGGACAGGGTCCGACTTTGACCCCATTGACTGGTTGGCCACCAGAAGAACCCGCAACGGCCATCAATTACAGAACAGCGACCTGTCACCGAGACAAACCGCTGAAAGGAGCAACAATGGCAATTAATTTGAAGAGCACGAGGGATGTGTCGTCTTCCGGCGTCAAGATCCTTGTGCATGGCATCAGTGGGGCAGGAAAGACCTCACTGATAAAGACGCTTCCTCGCCCCCTGGTACTGAGTGCTGAGGCGGGACTACTGAGCTTACGCGGAGCAGATATCCCTTACATAGAGATACACAGCCTCGCGGAGCTGGGGGAAGCGTATGAGTACTTGTTTACCGATGATGCGCGTAAGCAGTTCGAGAGCGTAGCCTTGGATTCAATCTCTGAGATCGCTGAGGTGGTCCTTAGCTACGAGAAGAAGGCAGCAAAAGACCCTAGGCAAGCCTATGGCGCCACCCAAGACCAGATGGCTGACCTCATCCGTAGCTTCCGCGATCTGGAAGGCTACAACGTCTACTTCTCTGCTAAGACGGAGAAGGATAAGGATGAGACAGGCCGTATGCTCTGGGCCCCAATGATGCCAGGTAACAAGATGGGACAAGCGCTCCCTTACTTCTTTGATGAGGTATTCGCTCTCCGTGTTGAGAAAGGCGAAGACGGAAAGACCTACCGCATGATCCAGACCGATACCGACGGTGAATGGTCTGCAAAGGACCGCAGTGGCAATCTGGAAATGTGGGAAGAGCCAGACCTCGGAGCAATTATCGAGAAAATCAAGGGGGATGTGAATGGCTAAAAAAGACGCGCTTATGGTTAGTAATCCAGATGCACTCAAAAATAGAATGGCTGCATGGCTTGAAGCAAAAGAAGCTGAACAGGCTGCAATCAATCACCGCCGAGAGATTGAGGATTATCTCACTCAGGTTATATTCTCTCTTCCTGAGGACTTTGAAGGGTCTCAGAGCCTTGGTTTGGATGAATACAAACTCACCGTTACTGGCCGTATGAATCGTAAGGTTGATGCTGACAGAGTGCAGAAGATCGCCCAGGAACATGGCCTTACTGCTGCCCTCGATGAGCTGTTCAACTGGAAGGCTGATATCCGTATCACCGAATGGAAGAGAGCTGACCCTGTAATCACAGGAGCATTCAGCGAAGCTATCACCACAACGCCGGGAAGACCCAGCTACAAAATCGTAATCAAGGAGACCAAATAATATGTCAAGATTAGGACAAATTTATCAGGCAGCAGAGCTGCCGGAGAACGACCGGAATTTTGACCCCATTCCTGCTGGATGGTACACCGTACAAGTAAAGGAATCGGAGCTCAAGGACAGCAAGAGTGGAGAGGGTCAATACATCAATATCCAATGGGAAGTCCAAGGGCCATCCTATGAAGGAAGAATCGTATTTGACCGTATCAATATCCGCAACAACGGACCAAACAGAGAGACGGTAGAACGTATTGGTCTTTCCCAACTCAGGGAAATCATGACCGCTTGTGGTCTTCCGAAAGTTGAAGACACTGACGAGCTAATCGGATGCCGGTGTGAAATCAAGGTAGACATCGACAAGAAGCCGAGCCCTGGTTACGACCCCGGCAATATCGTCAAGAACTACCGAGCGCTCAAGGGTAGTCCTGCTCCTCAGGCGGTGTCAACGAAAGCTCCAGCCCCAGCGGCAGCTTCCACTCCTCCTTGGAAGCGTTGAGCCGAAACCCCCTCTCTACTGAGGGGGTCCACCGGAACCGCCCCACCGGTGCTGATGATGGCAGGGCAAGGAGCTATGAAAAATGGAAAAACGTTCAAGAATTGTAATTTATTTCCCAGACGGTACTGCACGTCAAGTCATAGGGCTATCAACCGCTGCGGAGAAGGCCGGGCTCAGTGAATCGAGAGTAAGAATCTTGATCAGGACTGGGAAGATATCAAAGAGCGGATTCGGCTTCGATTACGCGGCGGACTATGAGCCAGAAATCAAGAAGCGAAAAACCTTTGAGCTAACCAATCGCGCAACCGGAGAAGTGAGAATGGAACATGGATACGTGAAGGCTGCTGACAGAATCGGATGCTCCCGTATGGCCCTCGAATACGCAGTTCGGAAACAGCGAGGTGTAGGCAATTGGAATATACGGGTAATAGGAGAGTTGAAGTAATGGCTACCATTCCAAAGAATCCTAATTTCGATATAGAGATGCTCGTAGACGCTTATCATGAATCTCTCCAGGAGCGCCCACGCCCTTACATGGGAGTATCCATGCTGGGACACCACTGTGAGCGCTACATGTGGCTCATGTTCCACTGGGCAGTTATAGAGAAGTTCCCTGGGCGTATCCTCCGCCTCTTTAGGCGAGGGCAAATGGAAGAGGAAACGATTGTCGCAGATCTCCGTGCTATCGGCTGTACGGTGGAAGAATGTCTTGATGATCAGATCTTGCTTGATTTCGGATGCCATATAAAAGGACACCCTGACGGTATCGTAAAGGGTCTTCCTGAGGCTCCTAAGACTTGGCACATCCTGGAAGCAAAAACACACAATGCTCGCTCATTCGCCGAGCTCCAGGCAAAAGGAGTTATGAATGCAAAGCTGATGCACTATGTACAAATGCAGGTGTATATGAGTGGGCACCAGCTTGACAGGGCTTTGTATTACGCCGTTTGCAAGGACGATGATCATATTGAAGCAAAGCGTATAGAACTGGATAGAGAGTTGGCGCATTACTA